ATCCTAAATTAGCAAAAAATCTTACTGATGTTTATGAACTTAAACCAAGAACTTTTTCTTTTAAAAAGAAACTAGACATTATGCGTTCTATTTTTGATTTTCATCACAATGAGCAACCTGATGAAATAGTAAATACAACAACAATGTTCGGAGAGGTATTTGAAGATCTTTCAAGCACTTTAAATAAAAAAGATTTAGAAGCCATGAGTGACTTGTTTAATGATTTAAAAATAAAAACAGATATTTATTTAAAGGGTAAAAATCTTGATACAGAAGATGCCGAGATGGAAGATATGAGAAATCAAATTATTGATTCTAACGGAGAAATAATTATTGATGAAGGAGCTACTTTAAACGTTCCACAACCAGATGCAAACTTTAATATGGCCGCGGTTATTGAACCTTTACCTGGTCCTAGCTCAGATCGTCAAGGACCATTACAATTAGAAGATGTGGGGATGCCTTTATTTGCAAATCAAGGCGGTATAGCTTCTTTAATGAGTGATAAAAAACCACAACAAATGGTATCATAATGGGTATCTTTAGTTTTCTGTCAGGTAAGAAGAAAAAAAAAGATGCTAATACTAATTCAAAAAGTCCGACTTACACCTCTGATAATTATTTACAAGAATCAGGCATTGGTGGTCAAATTGGTAATGAAGCTGTTGAAAGTTTAAGACTAGATAAAGACAAATATCAAAATAATTTAATAGCTGGAGATAATCGAAACGAATATCAAATGAGAATGCAAGCTCTTAAAACAGGGCAAACCTTTGATCCATCTAAATTTACATTTACAGATAGAAAAGGAAATCAAATTAGTGCAGGCTCTGATAATAAAACTATAGGAAATGTAGGTAGTGCAGAAGCTTACAATAAAAAATTTCCTATTACATCTGGTATTCAAAACTTATTAGGGGCCGCGTCTAATTTTATTCCTGGTGTTGGTATGGCTAAATCTATTTTAGGTGTATTAAATAAAATGGGCGGAAAAGTTAAATCAGGAGCTAGTCTTGTAGGAGATAAAACAGGAATAACAAATAGTAAAGTGTATAGAGATTTAGCAAATGCTCCATCAGGATTTATAAATAATTTTAAAGATATGGTTACTATTGGTGATGGTAATAAGGAAGAGACTGTTTCTCTTGATATGGAAAGTATTAAAAACGATAAAAGAATTACAAAGAATAATATTGTCAATAAAAATAATAATGTTGAAGGTGAGTTAGCGAAAGAAATTTTATTTGGTTTGAATACAGAAAATGTAAATAACTCTACTGTAAATCAAATAGTAAATAGGTTACCTTATAAGTATCAAGCTAATCAAAATGATTTTGACGCGCTTCGCGGTAATCGTTCTTTAGATTTTAGTCAGTTAGCAGGTGCTCCTAATACAGGGGTAAATAATGTCGGAATAGGAGGCGTTACATTAGATAGCACAGCTTATCGAAACTACTTAGCTAATAAGGCAGGGTATCCAGACACAGGAATTAATAACACAAGTATGATAGAAGCAATGAAAACTAATCCTACTTTACCTAATAGAGAAAGTCCTACAGGTTTAAACTTTAATGCATTAGGAGAAGTTTCAAACCCTCAAGATTTAGATGCTTCATTAAGAGATGAGTTTTTAAATAGGAGAATAATTTAATGGAAACTAATGTTAGAAATGCTATTTGGCTAGGATTAATTTTGGTAAGTGCTGGAGTAACTTACGGAATGATGTCTCAACGATTAGAAGCAGTTGAGTCACAACAACAGCAACTAGAAAAAATAATACTCCAAGACATACCAGACATAAGAGAACGAGTGATACGACTTGAAGTATTATTAGAGAAAGCATTAAATAACTAATACTTTAAATTGAATTCCTAATTTCATCTAACTTAGGAAATTCTATACTTGTAGAATAATTTTTATTTTTTTTAAATTTTTCATTATCGAAAGTAGGATTAAAATTAGTAGAACTTTTTAAATAAATTTTATTTACTTTTAACATTCTTTCTAAATCTAATAATCGTTGTTCTGAATATTGCATTCTTTTTATTTTAGCTATTGGTAATGCTTCTTTAATATTCATACAAACATCACTTGCTTTTAAAAACCAATCAAAAGTTCTAGTACCTCTGTGATATTTACTTTGTAACCAAAAAACATTAGTCATTGCACCTTTAATTTTTTTCTTTTTATAATAGACACCGTAAGTGTCTCTAGATTTCAAATAAATTTGGCCACCACTAGACCTAATTTCTAAAAACTCTATTGGTTTAGTAAAGTAAATTGCTTTGTTTAATTTTTGTTCAAATATATTTTTCATAGAACCCTCCAATATTTACCCTTGATAATAACAGGTTTAGTTTTATATTTAGTATCAATTGTAATTACTTTTAATTTCAACTGATTATTTACAAATCGACAAATCTGAGAAGAACTAAGTTTAGGAAACTTATCTCTCATCTTAGCAATAAGTGGTTTTTTCTTTAAACCAGTATCAACTAAGCTAGCAAGAAAAGACATTAGATCTTGTTGCCGTCTTTTCTTTTCTTGTTTAGGTGATATTGGTAATGAAGGCACCACAATCTTGGGTGCCTCTTGTTTAATAGGTTTTGATTTATCTTCTTTATTTGCATGATCTAAAAGCCATTGAGGCACTTCTAATATTTCATCATTAGAATTAGGATCTGCAGGTATAGTTTTAATACTCATTCATACCAACTTTCTAATTGTACTAATTGTTTTGTTTTAAATTGGATGAGTCTTTTAGCTCTTGTATGACTATCCTCTTTATCAAACTTATAATTCCACACAGGCCTCTTTAGCTCACTTTCATAGTGAGCTATAGATTCTTTTAAAAGTTTAATTTCTTGTTTTATTTCAGGATGCATTTATATATCCTCCTGTTCTTGCTCTTCTTCTTTAGCATCTAATACCCAATCAGTAAAAGAAGATTTTTTATTCTGACAAATATCCCCTAAGAAACTTTGTAAGATAGATCCTCTCATTGGATTTTTTCTAGATACTTTAGCAATGCTATCTTTAAAAGTAAACGGAACATTAAAATCCATTTCTATTTGTACTGGTTCAATAAAATTAAGCTGCTTGTGCATGACTTTCTCCTTTCTTGATATATTCAACACCTTTTATTTTAAGGCTGATTAAATTATTTAGTTGTATTGATCTCCAAGCTTTTTTTGGATCATCAACTTTTTTAAGAACGTTAACATCAATACATTCTAATAAATGATTTCTGTCACCAAGTAATTCACCACCTGCAAAAAACTTTTGATCTTTCACATGTAGTTTAGCAAGTATCTTTCTCTCTTCACCATTCTTCTTAGTAAAAATTGCAGAGAAAAATTCTGGGCCAATTATTTTAAATAAGTCTTCTTTTAATATATTATTCATAATTCCTTCTTTCTAAATTATAAGTATATATTATATAATATTATATCATACGCAAGACATATCTATTTTACCGCAGAAAACCGCCAATATTTCTAAGTAGCATCACCCCAAGATTTTCCTAAATCACAATCAACTTTACTTGGAACTGTTAATTTTACAGCATGTGCCATTAGTTCCATTATTTTATTTTTAGTTTTTTCTTCACCATTAAAACTTAATGTGAGCTCATCATGAATTTGTATTAGAGGAATTAAATTTTCCTTATACAATTCTATCATTGCTTGTTTTGTTTGATCCGCCGCTGATCCTTGTATCAATCTATTTAATGCTTTGTAAGTACCAGCTCTTTGTAAAATGTGATGCTTACCATATTTTATTTTTGCCTGATCTTCTGGTAGAGCTTTGAACACGCCAAAAGTGGTCGGTTCCCATAACTCAAAACGACATTTTCTACCTTTGATTGTTGAGACGTAACCCTCACTATTGGCGAAGTTTGATACGCGTTTAGTTAATTCCTTAACAAACGGTACCTTAGAATTGTACTCCTTTAAAATTTCTTTTGCAACATCAACGTTCACTTGCAATTCGTTGGAAAGTTTGTTAACGCCCATACCATAAAATAATCCAAGGTTAATAGTTTTTGCTTGATCTCTGCCAATGTTAGCAATGTTTGCTACTATACTATGGAAATCTGCATCAGGATTTTTTTGATATTCTTCCACAACATCTTTAGCTCCTTCACACCCCAAGCTTGAAGCAAAGTGTGACGCGATCCGTGGTTCCTGCTGACTATAGTCAAAAGATCCCCATGTCTCACCTTCTTCAGGTAAAAACAATCCTCGTATTTGTTTTTTAATTTCTTTATTACGAGAAGGTAATTGTTGTAAATTTGGATTAGAATAACTAAAACGACCTGACACTGTTCCTGATGTACCATCTCTCATCTGATGAATGCTTGCATGAATGCGTCCTGACTCACCATGTTTTAAAATAGTATCAATAAAAGTTGATTGCACTTTATTAAACTCTCTAGCACTCTGAATCTTTTTAGCAATTGGGTGTGAATGATGGATCAAAAAATCTTTAGTAAAACTAGGTGCCTGTGTTTTTTCTGTTCTCGGATAATCTATTTTAAGTTTATCAAATACTTTTGCAACGCTAGCCGCAGCCCAAACATCAACTGCAATACCCGTGTCTGCCAATATTTCATCAAGTATCTTCTTTTCTGTATTCTTAAAACTTTTTTTATAACGTCTTGCTTTTTCTCTATCAACTCTAACTCCTCGTTTTGTCATTTCAAATATAATTGGTATAAGATTCATCTCTAATTTATACACTGTGTCTAGGCTCTGTTTTTTAATGAGTGGTCGCATGTGATGAAACAGTCGTAAAGTCAAGTCTGCATCTTGCTCCGCATAATCACCTACAAAGATTGCAGGCAACTTGTACATTTCGTTTTTTGGATCAATACCAAACTCAGTAGCCGCTTGTTTTAAAAGTGTTTCATTTTTTATTTCACCAAGCATATCTTTTCCCACTGCACTTAATGCATAAGAAAATTTATTTTCATTTAAAATAGGAGCCATTAACATTGTATCAACTATTGGACCTTTTACATCTATGCCCTCTGCATATAACCAACCTAAATCATAAATAGCATTGTGTGCTACTTTAATAGCATCTGTTTGCATTAACTTTTTCATCCATGTTAAAACACGTCTTCTATCCCAATTAAAACCATTATCATGACGAATAGGATAGTAACCCTTCCAACCATCTACGGCTACCGCTACGCCAATAATATGCCCTGTTTTAGTTGTCCATCCTGGTCCAGTTGTTTTTAATTGTGGATCATATGTTTCTAAATCAAAAGCAATAACTTTTGCATCAGTAATATCAGGTAGTTCATGAGGTGGTACCCACTCCGATTTTGTAAAGCCAAAATTATTCTGCATCTTTACCCTCCTCACGTTCTGCTATTTCACCTGCAATTGCGCCATACGCTGCTAGGTCTACATAACTATCTGATTTACGACTATGCATGAGACGCGCTACTTTAACTAAAGCCATACAAATTGCTACATCATGAGCTGATATTTT